ATAGAGCTAGTGTCGAAGTTCTTAATAAACTTTCTCAATCTAACCTCAATGTTGGGGTTGCGATTGCGGAAGCTAAAATGACTGCTTCACTGCTTTCTCGTCAATCGATCTCTCTCATCCGAGCCTACACTGCTGCAAAGCGCGGTAAGTGGCGTGAGGTGTTATCACAACTCCTTATCGCCGAACACCGTTTCACGAGGCCCTCAAGGGATCTCGGAGGTCGATGGCTCGAACTGCAGTACGGTTGGTTACCTCTTATGAGTGCCATTAAAACTGGTTATGATCTGCTTACGCAGACCAAATTACCTGCTTTAATGCCTCTGAGAGTTACCCGTACCGTTGGCGGCACGCATAATTACAAAGTGCGTAACGTCGAATCTGCAGGAGATACTTGGTCATATAGCGATCGGCTCTCAGTGAATTACCGAATATGGTATTTCATCTCTGATCCCCGACTCGCATGGGCAAGTTCTCTAGGTCTCTTAAACCCATTAGAAATTTATTGGGAAAAGACACCGTGGTCGTTCGTTGTTGACTGGTTTCTGCCCGTAGGAAATCTGATCGAAGCCATGAGTAATCCTCTTGGCTTAGATATTATTTCCGGGACAAAGACCTGGCAACTCGAATCTAAATTGAACGCAACCATAAAAGCACCGGGCTGGTCGGGGACTGCAAAGTTGTCTGCATATGCGAAAGCGTATGACAGATCTACTTTCTATTCCTTTCCAACACCTATGCCTTACGTGAAATCCCCACTTAGTGGGCTTCACATGGCCAATGCGCTCGCATTAATTAACCAACGCCTGAAAAGGTAAATCGGAGTTAGCCACATGGCAACTTTACGTAGTTTCGTACTCGTCGATAATGGCGGTACGGGGAATGTTACTGTCGTTCCTGTTAGCAATGCCAACGGCGTCGCTGAGTGGCTTTCTAATAACTCGCGCAGTCAGGCTTATCGCGTGACTGCCAGTTATCGTGCGTCAGGCGCGGACAAGCGCAAATACACCATTAAGCTGGAGGTACCGAAAATCGTTACCCAAACAGTTAATGGCGTTGAGCTGCCTGTTTCCGCATGGAAGGCTTTCGCCTCCATCGACCTGACCATCCCTATCTTTGCGGCGACCGACGACGTGACTCTTATTTCCAAGTCACTCGCTGGTCTCTTCAAGATTGGGAACCCGGTTGCTGATGCCATCTCTTCACAGAGTGGGTTCTACGCCTAAGGCGTAGTTCTTCAGCATTGGGTCAGAAAGCAATTAAACATAAGGAAAACCTATGTTCCGATTCACAGAGATCGAAAAGACTCTATGTATGGATCGCACTCGCGATTGTGCTGTCCGATTTCACGTCTATCTTCAGTCATTGGATTTGGGGTCTTCTGATCCTCATTCTCCAGACTTTGATGGACTTGCCTACCTTCGTGACGAATGTTTAACTAAACATCCTTCGCTTGGTGACAGTAATTCGGACGCACTCCGTAAGGAACTGGCATATGCCAAACTTATGGATAGTGATCAAAGATGCAAAATCCAAAACAGTAACGGATACGACCTGAGTCATATCGACTCTGGCGTACTTAACGGCATATTACTAACCGCTAAGGCTTCTATAGCGAAGTTGCTTATAGGTTTTGAATCTCACTTCCTGAACGATTGTTCATTCTCCAATGGAGCCTTATAAGGGTTCAAGTTGCAGGATGTAGTGCCGTTTAAGAAGATCGCTGGGCAAGCAACCGTTACAGC